CAGCAGTATAAGGAGCAACAGTTAATGCACCTGTAGTAATATTACTAGCAGTAACAATAGCTTTTACCTCTAATCCTGTAGCAGGATTCATAATAACGATAGTTTGGTTGATTGAAATAACGTTTTGTACAAAATCAGCAGGATCCGCAGGAGTTAAATCTACTGGGATAAGCAAAGTATTTGCAGCAGCACTAACAACATCAACGCCAGTGTAAGCAACGTGTAATCTATTTTGTTCTGACCAAATAACTTGATCTGAAGACATTGGCATTTCTGCTCCTACCATACGCAAGAATCCAGAAAGAGTTCTGTTTCCGTAACGTTCTACTTCAGCTTCGTAGATTTCAGGTAAGTATTGCTGTGCGAAAGATGAAAAATCAGGATTAGTTGGATCCGTGAAATTCAAATAGTTTGTGTTTAGAGCTTGTTGCTTCTGAGAAGGAACTATACTTCCAAACGTAGGCGTAACATTTGCCATAATTGTTTAAGTTTTAATGGTTAAATTTTTTGATTTTTAATTTTGTAGAATCTACGCCGTTAATTGCTTTTACTTTTAATCCGTTAATAAAAATCTCACCAGAAGATGTTTGTCTTGGGGCAGTCGTAGTATTATTAGATTTTGCAACAACCTCTTTAATTGCATCGGCTTTACCTTGCTCATAAAAATGACTTGCAATAGTATCTATATTCTCAGCGCCATACATAGCTTTGTGATATCCTTTCAAATCCGTAACTTCACCTTTATCGTTTAAGAACTTCTTAACCAGGTTTGTAATGTTTGATTGTTTATCGGCCACAACGTCTGCATTCTGTACGCCATATCTAAAATTCTTTTCCCCTATCTTGAAATCAAAACCTTTGAAGTCTTGAGAGAAAAAACCCTTAGTGTCGTCTTTAAACTTAGAGTGCTGTGTTTCCACGTATGTTTGTTCTTCATTGTAGCGGTTAAAAAAGTCTGTAGCTTTTTGTTGTTCTTTGGTAACACCAGGTCTTAACTTAATTTCCTCGTAATATTTACCTTTAAGATCTTCTAAAAAGTTTTTAGCTTTTGCAACTTCTTCTTTGAATGCGAGTTTCTTTTTTCTGATGTCTCGCTCATCATCTTCGTCTTCGTCATAACTAAATTCATCTTCCATTAAGAAATCAATTTCTTCGGCGTCTAAATGTGGTCTTGACTTTTTATAATATTCTTTTAATAATTTTTCATTGCTAATAGAAGAGTAGTCAGCATTTAATCTAACATAATCTTCAACCGTTCCGCCAGTCTCTTCCATAAAAGAAACTAATTTTTCGATGTTTTCTGGTAATGGTTTACCGGTTATTTCAGCTTTCTCAATAGCTTTGTTTGTTTCTTCAATTAATGTTTCAGCAGCAGTATTAACTTCTCCCTGAGTTATCTCTTGAATTACAGTAACTATTTCTTCTTGGTTAACTTCGTTGGTAACTTGGACGTTGACGGCGTTTCCTTCGCCCACTTCTTGCAATCCCACTTTGGGCTCTTGATTGACCAACACGCTTTCATTTGTGCTTTGCTCTTGAACGGCATCTGGAACTATTTTAGTTGTTAAATCTACTTTTGAAACTACATTAGGTTTCTCTAACTTTTTCATAGGAGCTTTTCTTTTCTGAAGCTTAAACTCCCCTTCTTGTCTTACTTGTTCTGACATAATATAATAATATAAAATTGGTTAATAAAATTCTTTACATTCCGAATCCTGATAAATCATCATAAGAAGATTCAAAATCCTTAGGCATAGAATTATTTTTTCTTTGGTCTATTAATTCCGACTGTTGTGTGGCTTGTATTTTTGTTCTTTGATCTTTACGATCTTCTGCTTGTGTTTGTTTTTGTTGAGCGATACCTAATTGCACTTGAGCAAGTTGCATATCATACTCAAACTTCTGAGCCATCTTTTGTTTCTCAATCAATAACTCTTGTTGCATTCTTTGTATTTCAAATTGAGATTTGGATTGTAATATTTGAATCTCAGTTTGAGCTAATGCTTGTTGCTTTTGTACTTCTGCTAATGCAGCAGCTTCAGACGCTTGAGCATTTGCTTGTGCTTGTGCTTGTATATTTGCTTGTTGATTTGCTTGTACCTGTTCTTGTTTCTTCTTTCTTTTATATTTTAAAGATTGATTAGCAAGTTTAAGATTTTTAATCTCTCTTAAATCAATAGCGTCTTCTAGGTCTATACTGCCTGTCTGTAAAGACATTTGTATGTTTTGTTCTAATTGTGCTTTTTCTTCATCCTCTGGTTCTAACTCTAAGAAGATACCAAAGTCGTGTAAGTTTAAATTTACAATTTCTTTTAGCGTTTCTACATTAGATATAGATATACTTTCGATTAAAGATTGTCTTGTTAAAGGAAAGTTTAAAGAATCACTAATCCTCAAGGATACATTCTCACATACTCTTAATGTTAAGAATAAACTAGCATCTTTAATATGACGAGTTGATGTATTTGAATTTGCAGCAGCCATCTTTTGTAATCCTACTAATGCATCTCTATCCGGTGAACTACCATCTCTTGCTTCGTTTAATCCAGTTACATCGCGAATCATCTGTAAGTAATACTGGTAAGTAGATATTAAAGAACTTATCTTAGCATTACCTGACGATGTTTGTAATTCCTGAATTGGCACTTTGCCCGGGTTTTGTCCGCCATCTTGCGATTGAGATCTACCAACAATACTACCGGTTTGGAAATACATATTCAAAGCTTCAGCAGCATTGTAATTTGTACCATTCCCTAAATCAACTTCTGCTAAACCATCTACATCTACAAAAACTCCATCTGGCACCATTCTAGATAGTACTTGTTGTAGTTTTAAATGTGTTAACTGAATCATATCGGCAAACGTAGTAATTCTACTTACTAAAGATTCAATCTTACCTTTATACATTCTAGGCGCACAAATCGCATAATTCATTTCTACTTTAGTAGTATCTGCATAAGGCCTAGTCATATTCTCTGCTAACTTCCATTCTAGCATTTTTTCAAATCCTAAAATCTTTGCCCCTGAATATAATACCTCAATTGTTCTAGATACTCTTTCAAAGTTATCACTTGCTGGCGGATTAAAAGTATCAGGTTTCTCTAATGCTTTCTCTAATCCTTGCTCTGTTTGTTTAATCTTAAATACTTGGTTTGAATAAGTTTTATATTCGAAGTAAAGTATTTGTACTGTATTATCATTTTGATCTTGGCCATAATAATTACGAGTGTAATTAACATCTCCAGGATACTTTTCTATTTCTTTTAAATCCGCATCAGATAAATGTGGAAATTGTTTTTTTAATTCTTCTAAACTAATAGACTTAACTTCACCAACATAATAAATATCTTCAAAGTTTGGATCTTCAGTATAAGAATAAACCAATGATGCAGGATCTACCCAATCAATTGTAATACCATTTGCTGGGTTCCAATTTGTTTTTGCAGCTGCAATACCTAATACTGTTAAATCATAGTTTAGTCTTTTACTAACTAAATCATATTTATTAGTATCTAATATTTGATTGATTACTTCTTCTTCTGCAATTTCAATAGATTGTTTATAATCTAATTGTAAATGTATTTCAAGCTCTTCAGTAGTTTCTGGTAATTTACTTGGATCAAGTGTATTATATAGGTTGGCTCCTAATTTTGATTGGATCTCGTCCAATAACTCTTTAGCCATCATATCTCTTAATATACCAGCAGCATAATCTGTTTTTTGTTTTGTCGCTTCAGGATCTTGGGCATAAGCTTTAATCTCATAACTCTTATTACTTAATCCATTAACAACAATATCTACAAATTTAGGTATAATAGGAATAGGTTTCCAATCTAAATTAAGATATGATAAATCACCATTTATAGATAATTCATCTTTATATTTTTGTACAGGTTGCTCACCTCTTGCATAAAGTCTAAGTCTATGAAAGTTTTGCCAGTTAGATCCCCAACGGTTTCCAACTCCACCGCCAACGCGATCTCCTCTAAACCATTCGTTTTCAATAGCTCGGCCAACTAAAGCGCCATATTCATAACTTTGTTTTTCTTCATCAGGTACCACCTGGCTAGGGAAAGAACTATTATTATTTGTATAAATCATCTATTATATTATTTTTGAACTATGACCATCATTATTATATCTTTTAAATCCTAAAGAAACTGCATCTTTTTGAAAGCTACTTGTTGGAGTATACATATGTTTATTACACGCCATTATAGCTAATCCTGAACTAATAGAAGCATCATGCTTTGTTCTATCATTTATATTAAATCTTGCCCAGTCTTCTAATGTTTTTTGAAAATACATATCTCCATGAGAATCAGTATTATAACCTACAAAGTTTTCTATATAGGTTTCTATTGCTGCAGCGTGTGCTTGTATAATATCTTGTCCTGAGTTTGGTATCCCACCAATTTCTTTTTCTGCCGGCGATAATTTGTTCCAAACCTTATCAGGTCTATTCATTGAAAACCCTCTGTAACCTCTTCTCTTAAAATGATATAACAATCTGGCTTTGTTATTCTCTGCCAAAATTGGCATGCCGTAAAACACACAAGCCATTAGTATCTCTTCAAAAAAGATTTCTGCCGTTTGAGGTCTGGCTATATATTCTAAAAAGAAATGATTAGGCGGCACATCTTCCATAGAAAATTTAGTTAATCCATGTAAAGCACCGTTTGAACCTCTATTGTCTACAGTCCCAGATATATCGTAACTATCGCAGCCAAATGCGCCACAGTGTTCATTACCTGGATATTTGTACCCATCTTTTATTATTACGCGGTTTTGCAGATGTTTAGGCGGTACCCAAGATATTAGGAATCTACCATCTTTATTTGGATAGAAATCTACCTTAGAATCAAGTATACCGTTTGACCATTGGAAACTACCTCTAGTTAAAACCCCGGTATTTCTTAAATCATCATTGTAATCAATCTGTTCGTATATCTTAGTAAGATTAAACAATGATTGTTTTGTTTCATCTCTAAACGCGTGTTGTTCTGTTCTTGGAAACTGTCTGTAGTATTCGTTTAATCCATCAGAATCTGATTTTAAACCATCTACTTCATTTTGCCAGTGCTCAATAACTCCACAATCTATTTCATTTCCGTCAACTCCTCTGATTGGTTTTTCTGGCGTATCGAATACAGGTAAGCCATAAGTATCAATGAATCCTTCGAACGACCATTCCATAGGTATGAACAAACTATATAATCCTGAGCTAGTCTGTCCGTTGCGGTTCCTTTTTTCGACATCTGAGTCATAATATAATTTTTTATAATTAGATCCCCCTTTGTCTAATGCATTTGAGGTAGAACCCATCATACATTTACCAACAATCTTGCTACCTAATCTTAAACAAGTTTTAGTAACGCGCCAGTTGTTAAGGATATTATCAGGTTTCAACCATTTAGCAGCCTCATCCTGAACTAATATTTTTAATTTTTCACCATCATAACTATTGTCTCCGGTATTCTTCCAGTCGATAGTTGTATCTAATCCTGCTAATTCATCTGCAGACTCGCTGTTATCTAACTTCCTTCTTGTAAACTTTGAAGCAGGTACTCGATATGCAAGCTCTGTTTTAGGTCTATCCATACCATCTTGGATAGGTTTAAAAAAGAAAGGATAGTTAAGCGAGATAGGTACAACCTTATCTGTAAACATTGTCTTAGCATCAGATCCAGTCTTTGATAATATACCAAACCTAGAATCGCTAGACATCGTAGCTATGTTAACCAACTCGGCAGACGACATAAATGAAAATCCAGAACGTCTATTCTTTAAATAACACATTCCATAACATCTAGTATCCGCTTTACAAGCTTCCCAAAATATAAAGAACAATCTATTAGACTCTCTAAAATCTGGTGCACCTACGTCAATCTTACTCCACTGTAGGTACATATAATGTGTACCAGTTATGTATGTTGGAGTACCATTACTATAAAATGAAAAACCTTCGTCTCTATATTTGAACTCGTTGTCTATATAGTCGTAATACTTCTCTTTAAATGCATCGGGATATTTATTCCAATCAAATACATTCTTTATTTTTTCTAACTCCTTAGGAACCTCTAATTGCTTCCAGTATTGTTGTTCTTTTTTATCAGATGTTTTATACGAATTTTCTAATAATGGTAATGCTATTTTTAGATTTTGGATTTCAATAATCTCACCAATCTTTCCAGTTTTACTAATAACAACCACATCATGGTCTTTATTATATCCATACTTCCAATTATTATAACGATTTGTTTTCTTTATGACACCAGGTTTTATATGATCTGGTAGGACTCTGTAAAGTGTTTGCTCGTACATTATCTAGATCTCCCTTCTGCAAATCCTTTAAATACTTTAGTATTAGGATCCTTTTCGCTTTCTTCTAACATTCTTTCCTCTTCTTCTATTCTATTTAGAATTTCAAAAGCATCAAAGATTGCTAGCTTTTTGGTTGCTGCGGCATTCTTTAGTTTGTCTGCGCTTAAATCATCTTCCCCATTATTTAATATCGCTTCTTCAGCAACTTTAATTAATTCAAGAACCGCTTTGTGCCCAGCTTGGACTATATTCCTCTTCGTCTCCTTTATATCCATACTTAATAACAATATCATTAGATTTCATACAATATAATCTCTGGCCGTCTATAATAAATTCGTATTCTCCAAAAGGAGTATAGCCCACTAAGTCTCCAGGATTGATTTCTAGCTCTTTTAAAGAGTCATTACCATATTTTAATATACCAATAAGTCTACGCTCTTTATCGAGCTTTAAATGGTCTATATTTTTTAATGGTTTAACAAAACATCTATCACCAAATGATTTCCATTGCGTGTCTGTTTTGTATAAGTAGATTTGATCTGCGCTACAGAAGTATAAGTCTTCTTTAAAGTATGCTCTACTATTTTTTTGTTTACCTTTTATATCATAAAATCTTCTAAAAACATTATGATGTATAATTACGGTATCGCCTACTTTTATATCTGTTTTATATGCTAATGGAATTGAAACCACCTCAGCCATATTGTTAACAGATTTGAAAGTTTCTATCTTAGTATTAAGAATTAATTCTTTACCTTCAACCTCAATACTATTTTCATATCTAGACCCCACAGGTTTAACTATGAAATCAAAGACGCTTCTCACTTTAATATTCTAAATCGTATTCAACGGATATTGCCATATTAGAATTAAATTTCTTCCATGGCATTACCTCGTTATCTTTTTTAATATATATGTAATATGAGTTGTCCTCTTCTTCTAATAGTATATGTGAAATCTCGTGTCCGCCATAAACATTTTGACCTACAGAATAATGCATTGCCTCATTCTTATAGTCTGTTCCGATGCTTATCTTGCGAATAACCGAACTCATTATTCTACTACTGGTTTTTCAATTTCAGTATATGAACCGTCCTCTAAATTAATATTGATTGCTCCGTATTCTGCCTCTAGTTCTGCTTTAAATTCTTCAATTGATTTATTTAAATCTGCTAGTTGATGTAAGAGCCCGTGTTTTTGAGATTCTAATACTCCAATGTTTGATAAGATAGCCGACAAATCTTTTTGTCCTGCTACGATTTTTTCTAATTGTTCTGCTGTAATCTGTTTTGTAATTTCCATTTTTATTTAATTTAATTGATTATTTATTTATTCTGTTATAATATTTTCTGGTATGTATCCATCTGCATCTTGAGCATATCCCATAAAACTATGTACACAGTCAACTGGAAATATCTCGCTTTCAAAAACTATCTCTTTTTCACTCATTACATCATAAGCATATCCATCGTAGTATATTGGTTCTGTAATTACATTGCCATCTTCGTCATAAGTACCTAGTATTTCAACCACTTTTCCAATTTCAACAACCGCTTGAATACCTTGTCCATATGCAAGTCCATCTTCTGTTTCTACATAAACTCCTTTAGCTATTAAATCAGCTATTGCGGTTTCTTTGTCTGTATAATTAAGTTTGTATATTTCCATTATAGTGTTGTTAGATTAATACATTCTTGGTCGGTTAAAGCGGTTTTGTAAAGTTGACTTGAATTTATAGAATCGTTTAAATGATTGCCATTTGCAGCACCGCTAAAACCTAAATTAATTGTATTTGTAATTGGTATAATTGCTGATAAATTTGATTGCCTTAAAACCCCGTTTACGTAAAACTTACATCCATTTGACGAATAAGATAAAGCAACTTTTAATTTACCAACTGCTATACCCGCTTCCGTAAAAGAAG